TGGTTAAGCTCCTGTGGTCTCTCTGGTTTGCTCTGAGTGCAACAGCTTAGAGATAAAAGAATTATCTGGTGTGAACTTGTCTCAGGTGTTGGCTCATTTCCTACCCGACCTTACTTCGTATCGGTGTAAGAGCGATCATGTGTCGCAAGTGTCGTTTCCACGTTGGCGAGGTTTTCATCCCCTCTGCCTGAGAACTGGAAGAAAGCTGAATTGCTCCCTTCATTATTTATTATAGTCACTATGACAGCATGATGATGTTATTATTACATTATCTTAACATTAGTCTAGCTTATCAATGGGGGGTGTAGTATCAGAAAAATTTATGTTATATCGAGTTACCCCCTACCTTAAACATATATTGCTAATCTTTGTTACTAATAAGTATGTACTACTTTGTTTCTACTTTGATTGACAGTTCAGGTGCTTGAATATTGACTGTCTCTACTGACTCTCCGATTACTTTGCCTAATGAATCTAATATTTGTGCTGCTGTTTGTAATTGACCTTTTGAAACTGCCTTATTAAATAATCTGACTCTCATTGCTTGAAGCCTTGGAAGCATATTTTCTCTATCTTTATCCCAATCTTCGTTATTCCATTTCTTTACTCTATTCCAATCGTTCCAAGCGGAAGTTTCTCCAATACCTTCAATCTTTGCGTGTTCTAAAACAAGTTGTCTTGTTGTCTTCCCATCTAGTTGACGAGAATACAATCTTTGAGCTCTTGCTTGAATATGCTCTTGTGTATTCGGAGCAAATTTAGCTCTTCTTTTTTGCTTTGCTTGTTGTTCTTTATGATCTTCTGGAACGAAACCAGACAAAAACGATTCAGCCACGGACTCAATCAGATAAGGTATTAATTGAATGATAACCTAGAAATTGTAATTTAGGCTATAACTAGGGGATATTAGTTGATTTTTTTGTTATTTTTTGTATATGCAGCTAGAACAACACACGTTTTTAGAGCAATCTCGTTATTCTCATATGCCTAGAAGCCCAGAAATAAGTTTAAGATATGCCCAGGGACAGGTTTTTAACTGTGAGAAACGATTTCGTGTCCTCGTAGCTGGCAGAAGATTTGGAAAATCCTATTTATCCTGCATCGAGCTACTTCGTGGAGCGATTGATCGACCAGGAGAGACATATTTTTACTGTGCACCGACATATCGAATGGCAAAAGACATTGCATGGAAAGAATTAAAGAGATTAGTACCTCGATTATGGATAAAAAGCAAAAACGAAACCGATTTAAGGATTGAATTGATTAATGGATCGACAATCGAGCTAAAAGGGACAGAAAATGCGATGGCATTGAGGGGAAGAAGTCTTTCGGGGGTGGTGTTGGATGAAGCAGCCTTTATGGATCAGGGGGTGTGGGCTGAAGTTATAAGACCAGCTTTAGCAGATAAACAGGGGTGGGCGTTGTTTATTAGTACACCTGATGGAACTGCAAGTTGGTTTTATGATATGTGGTGTTATTGCGGAGAAACTGAGCGAGATGATTGGCAAAGGTGGAGTTTTACTACGATCCAGGGGGGTAACGTTAAGGAAGAGGAGGTAGAAGCAGCTAGAGGTCAATTAGATGCGAGAACATTTAGACAAGAATTTGAAGCTAGTTTTGAAAATCTTACTGGTTTAGTGGCTGTTAGTTTTACTGATGAGAATATTGATAAGACTGTAGAAGACTTAAAAATGATGCCTTTGTTGATTGGGTTAGATTTTAACGTAGATCCGATGGCAGGAGTTTGTGCGGTAAAGCATAATGATTGTCTTTATGTATTTGACGAGATCATGTTGACGGGTGGGGCTACAACTTGGGATTTTGCGGAAGAGGTTACAAGAAGATATGGAGTAGATCGAAGAGTAATTGCGTGTCCTGACCCTACAGGTAATGCAAGAAAGACAAGTGGGGTGGGTGTTACAGATCATACGATCTTAAGAAGGAATGGATTTACAGTAATGAGTCCAAAATCTGCCTGGAAGATCAGAGATAAGATAACTGCTGTTAATACTGCCTTATTAGATGCTGATGGAAACCAGCGAACATTTATCCATCCTCGATGTAAAGAATTGATAAAAGCGTTAAGAACTCTTACATACGCTCCAAATACAGGTATGCCTAATAAACATCTGGGGGTTGACCATGCGTTTGATGCTTTTGGATATTTATGTTTGCAGCAATTTAATTTAGCGAAGCCAGAGACACTCGGCCAAACTTCGTTTAGAATATACTAAGAACTACCTGATTCTTACTATGTACCATTCTACTACTAAGAAAAAGAAGAAGAAAAAGAAGGGAGGTAAAAAACGTGGCAAATGTTCCTGTCAATAAAGCACTATATTCAAGAGTAAAATCCGAAGCCAAGCGTAAGTTCAAGGTTTATCCAAGTGCTTATGCAAATGCGTGGCTTGTACGAGAGTATAAAAAACGTGGTGGTACTTATCGTACAGGAGCAAAACGTGGCAAGAAGTAGTGGTGGTCTAACCCGTTGGTTTAAAGAAAAATGGGTAGATGTCAAAACGGGCAAACCATGTGGCCGTAAAAAAGGCGAAAGCAGAGCTTATCCTGCCTGTAGACCAAGTAAACGAATCTCAAGTAAGACACCTAAGACTGCTTCAGAGATGTCAGTAAGTGAAAAAGCAAGGTTTAAACGTGAAAAAACCAGTAGTAAAAAGATAACATATCAACATAGACGTAAAAAAACTACCAAAAAGAGAAAATGAGCAAATCTCACGCAATGGCAAGATGTCAAGGGTACATCGCAAGTGTCAAAAAAGGTAAGAAAAAGAAAACTAAGCCTAAAAAGAAGAAAAAATGAGTGTAAAATCTTAAGTAAAGCGGTAACATAGAGTTATCTAAGTAAAATGAAACTTACTTCTTCTCAAAAGAACAAACTTAAGGAACATTCTGCTCATCATTCTCAAAAACACATGGAATTTATGAAAAGACGTATGAGAGCAGGAGATTCATTTACTCAAGCCCATAAAAAGGCACAAGTGAAGGTCGGAAAATAATGCCACGCAAGAAAGGAGTTAGTTTATCTGTAGGAAGAGGCGAAAAGTCTAAAAAGGGTGGACTGACTGCAAAAGGTCGTGCGAAATATAACAGAGCAACAGGCAGTAACTTACAAGCACCTGTTACTGAAAAGAATCCTACTGGTAAAAGAGCAGCAAGAAGAAAATCTTTTTGTGCGAGAATGAAAGGAATGCCAGGCCCATTAAAGGACAAAAAAGGTAGACCTACCAGAAAAGCGTTAGCATTAAAACGATGGAGGTGTTAATCAATGACTTATGCTGTTCCCGGTCCAATTAGAACCAATATTGTTTCATCTACTTCAGTAGGTGGTATAGATAGTCCTTTTACTAGAACAAGGGCTGTTTTAGACATGATGAAGGGTTGGGAAATAATGAAAGCTGTTACTGAGGGTACTGAATATTTAAGAGAAAATAGTGAAGCATTTTTACCTTTAGAGCCAAGAGAAGATTATGATGCTTACCTTGCAAGAGTAAACAGAGCAGTATTTAGTCCTTTTACACAAAGATTGATAAGAGCAGCTACAGGTCTTGTATTAAGAAAACCAATAACTTTAACTGGAGATCCTTATTGGACAGAAATGTTTAAGATGGATGTTGATGGTTGTGGTTCTGATTTAGATGAATATGCGAGAAGAATATTGATGTGTTCTTTGACTTATGGTCAAAGTCATATTCTTGTAGATTACCCTGCACCTTCTGGTGCATTAAGTTTGGCAGAAGAAAGACAACAGAATCGTAGACCTTATTGGATTGAAGTAGATCCTAATAATCTTTATGGTTGGAGATTAGATAGAGAATCAAATTATGGGAATCTTATACAGGCTCGAATTGCAGAAAAGGCTGTATTGCCTGATGGAGATTTTGGTGAGAAAGTTTATGACCAGATAAGAGTTATAGAACCTGGTCGGTACAGAGTGTTTCGTAAAAAAGAGCAAATTGAAGAAATGTATGATGTCTCTGATAACAGTGTGACAGGAAATTTTGAAATGGGATCAGCAGATAAAAATTATAAACAAGTTGAATCTGGAGAATTTTCTCTTGGTGAAATACCTTTAGTTACTGTTTATTCTGGTAAAACTGAAAATTTAGTAAGTAAACCACCTTTACTTGATATTGCGTATTTAAATCTTGCACATTTCCAAAGACAAGCTGATTTAATTCATAGTTTGCACGTTGCATCTCAACCAATGCTTGTTATGGAAGGATATGATGATCAGACTAAAGATCTAGCTATTTCTGTTAATTATGCAATGGCAACTCAGCCAGGAAATAAAGTTTATTATGTAGAACCAGCTTCTAGTGCTTTTGATGCTCAATCTGCTGAGATTAAGGAATTACAAATGCAGATGGCTACTCTCGGTATTAGTACTTTGAGTCAGCAAAAGTTTGTAGCTGAATCCGCTGATGCTAGAAGATTAGATCGTGTTGATACTAACTCTATGCTTGCAATGGTTTCTATGGAATTAGAGCAAAAATTACAAAAAGCATTTAATTTATCTGCTCAGTATGTAGGAATTGAACCCCCAGAAGTAAAAATTAGTAGAGATTTTGATATTGAAAGATTAATTGGTCAAGATATTACAGCTTTAACATCATTGTTTGATCAACAAGTCATTGATAGAGAGGAATTTAGAGATATTTTAGTTCAAGGTGAAGTATTACCATCAGCGAATGAAGCCAAAACTGAATAGTTTGGTAAGATGATATATAAATACATATATTTTTATGGCTAAATCATTAGACCATGTTCTGCAACCTGACGGAACTTATAAATGGGAAGTAACAGAGTTAAAACCTAAAACACAGGAAACTACTGAAGTTACTCCCGAACCAAAAGCAACTAAGAAAAAAGTTACTAAAAAGAAAACTACTAACCCACTATCTGAATAATCAATGGCAATCGAAGAAAAAGTAATTCAGCCTGAGTCTGTGACCAACGC